CTCAAAGGACAAGCTGGGGTTGCGGATTTTTATCCTGGGCCCTGACCTGCCATTAGATGGTAGAGGCGGGGCCCAGAGATTGTGGTCTTCGACCATGATCTTAGATCATGGTGACCGTTTTTTAAACGGGCAGGGCCCAGGATCTCGTGGTTGTGGTCTCAGGTCGAACTTGGTTCGCCTCTATAGACCCGCTTAGACTTTAAGTCTAGGCGCCACGGCTTGTTGGCTTTTGCCTGTCCGCAACCCACACACTCTCATGGCGGTATGCCTTCCGGATGCGTATGGGGTCCTCTATCCATGTGGGTGGGTCTCCTTCTGAGAAGTAGGCCACATCCTCATAGAACATGGAGCCTGGATCTTCGATTACTTGGTAATCGTCAGGATCCAGTACCTCATACGCCCGACCGTATAACCAGAATGCTGGTCGTAGGCAGGTTACTTGGTAATCTTGCCCACGTGCATGGCCTAGTCTGACTAGGTCAGCAGCCAAGTTCTGGTCGGTCGATACGAGAAGTATCTTGCCCCCCATAGGAGGGGGGGGCACAGGTTCCCCTTTTTGGGGATCGGGCAGGTGCCGGACAAATTGCTCCTTAATCACCGAGTCTGACTCGATGAATAGGTGCAGCCGGCCCCTGATTGCCTCTGGTAGATCCTCCCTCGCCACTAAGTGGTGAAGGAGGTCCTCTGATAGGCTGTCTTGGAGACAGCCGGAGGAAGCTAACCATTCGGCAAAGACCTTATCTTGTGAGACTGGTCTCTCGCGGCCGAACGTCCAAGCTAAGCTTAGATGGTCGACCATTGGCGCGAGATCTTGTCTCACAAGAAAGTCCCCGATATTCTCGTACCGGAAACCAGGGCACTTCCAGTGTGCTAAGAATCGAGTCGGGGAGGTAAAGAGGGGCTTTGAGCCCCCCAGATCCTCCCGCCGTTTTACAATTCCCTCAAAGGGATTTGTCGGCAACGACCTGACTTCAGCACCCCGAAGGATCTCCCGGTAGTACATTTCCTTCACCATCCTAAGGATGGTGTGTTCCGGGGACTCTAAGAGTCCCCGGACCTGGAGGGATCGTATCGATGAGTTTGACTCATCTATAGGTACAATCATCTCCGGGGGAAGGTACTGCCTGAGTTTCCTCAGGATCGGGAGCCTCGCCGTATAACGGTGAGTGACCTGGTTGAGAGTGTCTGACCTCACATATCGGAACCCCTCGCGTCCTCGGTACAAATTACCGATGCGATACTGGATCTCCACAGGATCCCGAGCTTTGAGCTCGGTGACCCTTTTGAAAAATTCAGCATCCTCGAGGAATGACCCGTCCCCACCAATCTCCACGGGAACGAACGGACACATAGTGTCCGCGTCCTGTCGGAGTTGGATGTGCTGTAGAAGCACGGCACGATTGTACAAGGATCTCAGATCCTTGTGCGTTGATGCGACCCAGCGAGCCTCCTTACCAAGTAGGGAGAACTTGCCGATGTTCACATCACTGAAACCTAAGGTCTCAGTCGTGACGGGGAGAAGAAGCCGGATCCGAGGGCAGTCAAGGTAGTTCATCTTGGATGAACCACGTTTGTACTGCACTACGGGGAGATCAGGAGTCGTCCATGGGACGATTGCCATCTCCTCGCAGTAGAATATGTACCTCTCAGAGATGTACGTATCCTCCTCGGAAATTCGGCCTCCAGTCATTCGTACCAAATCGAGGTACGCGAGGAGGTTGGCCCGGTCGCCGAACGCGACAAAGTCATCACCCACGACACTATAGACTTTGAGTCCAGCGCCTCTGGCGCAAATGTCCTGGCCGAAGGTCAAAATGATCTTCGTGAGATAATCACCCATGAAGATACCACGTCTCGTCCGGATTGGTTCACTATGGAACCTCTCCGGGCCTGCGGCCCCCTCCACTTTGCGGAGAACGTAGCGTTCTTCGCAGTGGAGCGTCGCTGCAAGCTTTACGAGACCAATGGGAGCATCCGGCACCTTTTGAAGATGCCGGAGGATCTCCCTCCAGATGGTCTTTGCAAACCGCCTGGAGAAGTGATCTGTTGCCTCGGACCAGTCAGTACTAAGTACTGGCCGGCCCATGGCATGCTGCCAGTTGGTGTCCTGGGGGTGGAGGTTCTTAAAGAATCTCCAAAGGTGACGATCTTTGGTCATCCCAGACTTGGTCTGGAATGCCTGCCTTAGGCAGGGTGCCAATAGATGCGCTACCACCCCCTGCAGTCGTGAGACTGCCCATGGTGATATCGTGATGACTCGCGCCTTGGAGGGCTCTAGCACGACGTGTGGTTTGACCACACGACGTAGGATTGGGTTCTCAAGAACCCATTCTACGCAGTAATCTAGGACATCTCGCGATGTTCCTATCTTCCTGCGTGCTGGAGTCCTCTCAAGGGTGACCGGATCATACCGATATTTAACTACGCGCGTTCGCACCACGTCAGATAGGCGCTGCGTGTGTCCCCCTTGCGCCTGTGTTTTCTCTAGCGAGGCCTTAGGCCCCGCTGAGATATGTGCGTGTATGCCTCGGGCAGACCGCACACACAGCGTCGCTTGGCGGACAGGATCGCGCAGCGCATCAAACTCTTGGAGCTTGATGTCCTCCATACGGACGGTGTCATAGAACTTGCCTAAGGCCTGTTCTCCCATAGTGTTATCGGCTAAGCCGACACCACGGGTTTGACACCATAGGTTCGTATGGATCCCATGTGCGTGGAGGTTCTCAGAAGGGCATGGCCACTTTGACGACACCTTAGGTGCCGTCGCGAGGTAAACCCTCGTGTAGGTGGCCATGTCCCGTTGGAAGGGGATATCGATATCAAGTGCTAAGCACTTGCGAATCTCCTTCTTCCGGGCTTTGAGCCGACTGACGAACCGCGCGTAGTTGTTTGCGCAGCTCTCTAGGGCGAACCGCGTCAAAGCGTTCACCACCTGATGGTCTGGTTCCTCTGCCTCCAGGAGGTAGGGGAGAACCACACCGTCAGCGGTGTCCAACCACCTTTGGATGGTTGGTACAGGGTTCCTAAGCTTCTGAAGCTTTCGGACCATGAATGCTGACGCCTTAAAATAGAGACTAGCCAAGAAGATGGCCACAACTTGGTTGTGGTCATAATCAGCGAGAGCCTTAGGCTCTCCCCGATGATTGATCTTGGCGCGTCTCAGGGCTCGCCTAGGGAGCCGCGACCAACGTGTGAGGCCACCTTGGTACTTGGTACCAAGGTAGTATTCTTTCAGCTTGTCCTCAAAGGACAAGCTGGGGTTGCGGATTTTTATCCTGGGCCCTGACCTGCCATTAGATGGTAGAGGCGGGGCCCAGAGATTGTGGTCTTCGACCATGATCTTAGATCATGGTGACCGTTTTTT